GACAGGGCCATAACTTATATCTTTGGTGTTCTTAATAGAATTGGTGCTAGAGTAAGATCTGGTGTTACAGGTGTATTAGGAAGTCTTGATAGTGAAATAGGACAAATAACTGACGCAGTATTAGCAGATCCAGATTACTTCTTAGAGGTAGCAAATAGGATAGCTATTAATGCAGAACCTTCTACTCTTAGAAAAGAAATAATACTTCCATATCTTACTCGTATGTATGGAATAACAGCACAGGGAGAAGAGGGAGAAATAGATCTATTAAATATTCTAGCTGAAGTCGAACAAACATTGGCTGAGAGTGGTAATGATGTTTTAGAGTTTATTGAAGAAGGGGTGGATGAAGCCCAAGAAAGTTTCCTAAAATAAAATGCCCCCTGAGAAATGGAAACCTGACGAAGTAAGAGTAGATCGTCAAACTAAGAAAGTAACAAGGGTACGACATTACTTACACCACACTCCTACCCAGGAGTTGCAAGATTATTTAGAAAAAGGTTATACTAAACCTAAAGTTATACAAAAAGTATTAAAGGAGTTAAACCGAAGAAATGAAAGACCCAGATCCAAATGAATTAACAGTAGACAATGCGTATAAAACTAGATGGATTTGGTATCACACAATACTCGGATTAGAGCTATTAGTCGTAATATTAATACAATTAGCAATTTTAGTTATCTTAGCTATAAAGTTTTAAATTTTCACTACATTTCTAAAAAAAGACCTCACAGGAAGCCCATACAGGGCTTTTCTTGTATATACCCATACCAAAGCATCAAAAACACCTAAAACCTCTTAGGGAGCATCTCTGGGCTTCTCAGAGTAATAGGCAAAAAAAAGCCCCAATTAAGGGGCTAATTTCCGAAAAAAGAGTAGATTTAACTATTAGGAGTAATTATTTCTGAAGTCGGAGTAATTATGTCCGATTTTGACTCTTCTTTCTTAGGAGAACTTTCTTCATTAGATGTTGCTCTTTGATTTTTCTCAAAAAGATTCATCTCAAAAAGACCCCTATTCAATAACCAATGAACCATAGGTAGAGCATTGTTACTTGCAGTAACAGCAGCATTACCTTTTTTGTCCAATCCTACCACAACTACCATTTCAAAGTCTTGGGCTTTTAGATCCTCAAGAACATCTGATACTGCTGGTGCAGTTGGTTGTTCATTAGTGTTTGTTTCTTTTGATTTAGCCATAAGTGATATATCCTCGGTTAGCTTAATTATATATAATTGGTGTATATTTTAGCACTTGTTAGTGTCATAGTCCACCCTCTTTCTGAAGATAGTATTGTCTCCATTCTTCAGTCTTCTTGTCCCAATACATACGATCTATCTCTTCTTCTGTATGCTTGAAGACAGGATTCTTTTGTTGATCGAAATAGGCCCTATCCCAACCTCTCTGCCATTCTTTAGCTAGAATGGTGTCCTTTCTATATGGATGATTAAACCTACCATCCATAAAAGATTTCCTACCCATCAAAAAGGCAGTATTCATAGGATTTTTTCCTTTCTTTCTAATGTCAGTCCTGGGCACTTGCACTCCCCCAAATTTCTCCCCAATCCCCTTTGATAGCTCCTTTAGCGTAATCTACTACTTTGTTCTCAAAGAAGTTTGTATGAGTTACGCCAAGCATCCCATCTACCCAGGGAAGGTTATTCTTTTTAACTTTAAAGATTCCTTTCATACCTAAAGCAATTAATCGTCTATCGCAGATGTATCGGATGTACTTCTTAACTTCTTCTTTAGTTAATCCTTCCATCTTATGATTATTAAACGCTAGATCTATAAACTGATCCTCTAGTTCAACCATCTTCTCTGCAATCGTGTATATTTTAGATTTTAAAGTATCTGTCCACAGTTTAGGGTTTTCAGTCATATAAGTTCTAAACAACTTAATCATGCTCTCTGTATGGAGAGTTTCATCAGCAATAGACCAAGCAATGATCTGACCCATGCCTTTCATCTTTCCCCACCTAGCAAAATTAAGTAGCATTACAAAAGAGCTGAATAATTGCATACCTTCAGTAAAAGCAGAGAAAGCTGCAATCTGTGCAGGTAGACTTTTTTCATCTTGTAGTTTTAAGAAGAAGTCATGCTTTTCTACCATCTCTCCATATTCTAAGAACTCATTGTAAGTAGACTCTGGCATACCTACTGTCTCAATTAAATGAGAGTAGGCTGCAACATGGATGGCTTCTCTAGCAGCAAAGCTAGATAACATCATCCTTACTTCTGGTTGAGGGAAGTGAGGTAAGTAATTCTTTACATACGCACCACTAACATCAATATCTCCTTGAGTAAAAAATCTAAATATCTTAGCTAAAAAATCTTTCTCATCATCAGTAAGTTTCTTTTGCCAATCTTTTACATCTTCATTCATAGGAACTTCACTCCACAACCAGTGCATTTGTTCCGAAGCTACAAAGGCATCATACGCCCAGGGGTAATTAAAGGGCTTGTAGTAATCCCTTGTATCCATTAATTTCAATTTCTTTTTCCTTGTCATTATTTATTATCCTTCACAGGCTACACATACATCGCCATCTGCCACAGCAGTCAAATCTACTTCATCTTCAATTCTTTTACGCTTTATACGAGTGCCCACCTTATCTGCCTTTCTTAATTTGTCGGAACGACAATAGTACAAAGACTTCATTCCTTTTTTCCATGCGAGGAAGTGAACACTATGTAAGTATTTAATATTCACATCTGCGTTGAAAAAAAGATTTACTGACTGTCCCTGGTCAATAAAAATCTGTCTGTCTGAAGCAAGATCAATAATCCATCGTTGATCTAATTCAGTTGCAGTCTTAAAGACATCTTTAACATCTTGGGGCAGTTCTTCTATATGTTGTACCGATCCATCTTTGGCAGTTATAGCCGACCAGATTTCATCTGTATCCATACCTAGTTCTTGTAGTTTTTGTTTTAAAAACCTGTTCTTATAAATATGAGCACCAGACAAAGTATCTTGTCGGTACACATTTGCTCTATAGGGTTCTATAGAAGGGCTAGTGTTTCCCATAATTAAACTAGAAGAAGCATTTGGAGCTATAGCAGTCCAATGGCTAAACCTTCTTAGTTCTCCATAATCTTGAGCATCTGGACATGGCCCTCTTTCATTACACAAATATTGGTCAGCTTCAGCACACTTTAATTTAATGTGTTGAAAAATATCTTTGTTGTTGAGTTTAGCTATAACACTTTCAAAAGGTATCATATTCTTCTGAAAGTAAGCGTGAAGACCTAACGCACCCAACCCTACAGATCTTTCTCTAAAAGCACTTAGTTTAGCTCTAGCGATTGAGTCTGGGGCGTGTTCTATAAAGTAATTAAGAACATTGTCTAGCATTTCCATAGCATCACGAATGAATAAAGGATACTCCTTCCACTCATCATAATACTCTAGGTTTAAACTACTTAGACAGCAGACTGCTGTTCTATCTTTGTTAGTAGGCAAAAAGATTTCAGTACACAGATTAGATCCATTTATTTTTAATCCTTTAGCTTGTAACCAATTAGGTAGGTGGTCATTAGCATTATCAATAAAGACAATGTAAGGCTCTCCTGTTTGCATACGCATTTCTAAAATACGCTGCCACAGTTCTCTAGCACTTATAGTATCTACTACTTCATCAGTAGCAGGACTAACTAAATTCCAGGTGTCATCATAATCAGGATCTCTCATGGAGTTTTCAATCTTCTCCATAAAAGAGTTAGATATATTTATACCATGATGTAGGTTCAATGTCCGGAAGTTTTGATCGCCTGTTGGCTTTCTCATCTCTAAGAACTGAATAATGTCAGGATGGCTTATATCTAAGAATGTAGCATAAGAACCTCGCCTTGTTTTACCTTGTCGATAAGCTAGGGTAGAAGCATCATATACTTTTAGATGGGGCATCACTCCTACAGACTTAGCATCGGATTCTCTAATACCTACATGAATACCTACACCACCACCCATCATAGATAACCAATTAACTTCAGATAGGCAGTCTACTAATCCTTCAGAACTATCATCTAAATACGATAGATAGCAGGATATAGGTAGCTGTCTTTTTTCATTTTTAAAAGAAAGAATAGGAGTAGAAAAACTTAACCAATGCTTAGAAGCATACTCATATAATCTTTCTGCGTGTTCTTCATTAGATGCAAAGAAATCACAAACAAACTTAAAGCGTTCTTGTGGACTCTCTTCATCCACCTTCATATAACTTTCTTTTAGTCTAGTCTTTCCCAATTCATCAAAGAGAGCATCTCTCTCTAGGTTTACTTCATACGCCATTTTGTTCTACTTTTTCTATTAGTTTGTTTAAATAAAAGGCTGCTTTCTTTAGATCCTCTACAGGCTTACCCTTGTAGACATATCTCCAGATATATTTCTGACAGTTCCCCTTTAGATACCCTCTGAACTCAACAGGGGGCATTGATGCTTCTATTGCATCTAAACACTCAATTCCAAATTGATTATAGTGGCTTGGATGATTAACAGGGTCATGTTCTTTATACTCTTCCCCTGGGTAAACTCCTTTAGTCATAACTGACTCTAATTCTTCCCCAAAGTCTTGAACCTTTTTCATTTGTTCATCTATAGTGTCTCCTTTTTGAACAGTATCAAAAGGTGGAAAATGAGCAGTAGGGGTTCTTGATCGTGCTATCTCACGATTCCTACTTTCTTTACTCTCGTAGATTTTGAAATGCTCTAAATCTTTTTTATTATCTTCTGCCATAGGTTCTCCTTATTAATGAAACTTTTTAGGGTCTTTTTTTGTAGTTACAAATTCTTCCATATCTACGATGTTACTTGTTTTGCCATTCATTTTAGCTTTGCCTTTTGGCTTACTATCCATCTGTTCTATAAATTCTTCGTCTGGGGTAAACACAATCTCAGTCTGTGGATCATCAGGGAAAAGATCTTTTGACAGCATCTGTTCTTTAATTTGTAACCCTGCTTCAATAGCTTTACCCATCTGGAACACTTCATAAAAACGAGTGTGTATATACCCAGATAGCCCATGTATTAGTGTAATCAGGGTATCTACTTCTATATCACTAGCAGCAGTATCATTAGGAAAGAACCACTCTACTTGGCAGTCAATAGCCCCATCTTCTAAAAGATATAAAGTTATTTGGGCTGAATTATCTTTTTTATCTTTATATTCAGACATATTATTTTTTTTGCTCCTGTTTTAGTCTCTCGACTATGTTAATGGATCTTAGTTTTGATTTCTCTTTTACCCAGGAGTTTGGAACTTCCTTGTCTGCGTAAGTAAAACCATGTTTTTCGCACCACTCCCCATAATTAGACTTCGCTCCTTTTCTTAGCTTTGTCCTAGAATTACTGAAGACAAAACGAATATCTAAATTAGGGTATTGTTCTTTTATAAGAAGATGTTTCTTTCTATCTTCCAGTACAAATAGTCCTTTAAGTTCGAGTACAATCCCATTGGGGAGTAAATAATCTGGTGTATAAGTCCTATGAATAACAGGGACAGTATAAGGAATTTTAAAGGATTCATATTCTGCATCTACATTTAACTTTTTAAGTTGTTCTCCAACCTTTTCTTCAAGCCCACTTCGATAACCTTTGGCGATAGCTCGTTGTCTAGGCCCAAATTTTCTTCTAGTCATTGTGCATTTCGTATGTATTCATCAACTAAATCAGCACCAGAAAGTTTTTCTCCAAAGTGAACAACCTCGCCACTAGGAAGCCTTCTTTCTACGACACCATCATTATACTCAATATCAGTAACATGGTGCTCATCAGTATCTTGGGGGCGAGTGTCATACCACATTGATTTAAGCCTGTGGCAATGAATAGTCTTAACTCCTTTAGCCCACTCTTCAGCAGCAAGTTTCTTTCTATGTTTTTCTACAAGACCACTAAACTGTCCCATAATTACTCCTCTTCTTTTTTGTTATTAAATTCTGAAGGATCATACTTTTTAACTAGCTTCCAATATTCAAGAAGACTATTGAACATAGCTAGGTGTCTAGTATGAGTTTCTTTATCCCATTTATAAGAAGCAATTAGATCTGTCTTTTCTCTATCTACAAAGATAGAAACCCTCTCAGGTTCTGAAAAACCACAGCCTTCAGCATACGCTGATAATTGCATACCATGTTCATCATAAACTAAACGAGAAGGCTCTTTACCTTCTAACCCATCTTTAGTTTTAAAATCTACGAATATCCCTGACTTAGAGTATAGATCTATTTTCCCACCATACCCATCAGGAGCACAGAAAGAATCTTCTGCGACCCACTCTTCTCCTGGGAAGTGTTCATCTAAATATTCTTTTATAGCCCTGTAAGGCTTAGTATCAGATTCGCCTAGAAACCCTTGCTCTATCATAGCATGAATAGCAGTTCCTCTTTCGGCTGCTTTCCTTCCTATTTCTTTTGAGTCTTGCTTACATCTGTAAGTAAACTGATCTAAAGTTTCTCCAGGACTTTGTTGTAAGGTTAGGGCTGAGTTTAGAGCTTGGTCTATCTTCCAATTCTCTAAAGAAGGTTTAGCTGCAATACCTATAATAGTAGTTACAGAAGGTACAAACCCTTCTTTCCTTGCATCTCTTAGTGTTGTATTTCTTTCCTTTCCATTCTTTCCTATAAGTGTATACATTGGTTCGCCATCTTGAGCATACCAATGACCACTTTCTGCTGTAAATTTACTAGCCATTGTCGTAGTCCTCTATAATTGCAAGTCCAAGATTATAAGCAATCTGAGGAACTATAGAGTTCCCTAGAGACTTTAATCTGTTGACTTTATCTTCTTGGTTATGTGTAACTCTAGTAATCTCAGGTTCTGCATAGAAACCCTGATGACTTTCTAAAGTCTGTTTTGTGTTATCGTTTAAATCTGTGTAACCTTGACCATACCCCATAAGCCATTCAACCCAATCTGAGTTTAAATGACCCCCTGGTTGTTGTTTCTTTACCTCTATTTGGTCATGAGCTACTTCAGTCTCTAGGTATCTTTTATGTTGTAGATCCGATAAACCTTGAGACATTTTCATGTGCATCCCTATGGCTGCTCTAGGAGTAGGCCACATTCTATTAGG